GAAGGTCTTGCGAATGATGTCTGCCCAGTCCACCAGACGCTTGCAGAAGTCACGGTTTTCCACACCAAGGTCCAGAGCGATGCCTTCCAGAATCTTTTGCTCAGTCGCAGGAGCTGGATAGGACTGCTCAAAGGTCACAGGGAAACGCTCAAGGAATGCTTCATTGAGAACGTTGGTGCCAATAAAGCGACCATCATCGCTACCCTTACCTTTGGTGTTGGCAGTGGCAAACACGTTGAAACCAGCGGCAGGTTTCACAAACTTACCAATCTTTTTCAGGAAAACACCTTTGCCCTCAAGAACACTCTGCAGACAAAGAATTTTGTTGGATGCAAGGTCGATTTCATCGAGAAGCAGTACGGCACCTCGCTCAAGAGCTTCAACCACAGGACCGTTATGCCAAACAGTATTACCATCCATGAGACGGAAACCACCGATGAGATCGTCTTCGTCGGTTTCGATAGTGATGTTGACACGAATCAGTTCACGCTTAAGTTGAGCACACGCTTGTTCCACAGAGAACGTTTTACCGTTACCCGAAAGACCCGTAATGAACGTAGGATAGAAAAAACGGGAATCAATAATTTTTTTAATATCATTAAAATTACCAAACTTGACGAAGGTATCATCTTTTTTAGGAATGAGATTTTGTTCGGTAGGAGGAATCACAGCAGGAGATTGATATGCCTGCTCCATTTTATTTACAACGCTAGGGGTCACTTCCAAATTCCACTTACCACGGCCAACTTTAAATTTTTCTAGACGCTTGGTTACAGTAGGATAAGAAATTCCACGAGAAGCGCAGAAACCACGAACATCAGCAGCAGTAAACTCTGTTCCGAAAGTAGTTTTAAGATCATTGAGAATTTGGTCGTCAGTCATTTGGGTGTGAGACATGATGTGTGTTTTTCACTAAAGCCATTATAAGGGCAGACTGGGGCAGAGTCGGGGCAGGGTGGTCAGTTGACCAACTGGTCATGCAACCAGAGAAATGAACTCACCAAGAACTTTTTTATTTAGTTTCTTGGTTTGCAAAGACTTAGCAAAAGCAGATTTGATTTGAGCTTTAGTTGCAGATTCTTGAACATCAAACTCCGAATCCTGAGAAAGAATCGAAGTAGCAATCGCAAAGTATGCATCATACCCAGAGTTTTTAATGGTAAAACTCTTCATTTTTTTCCAACTTGCCTGAAGTTTATTATACTCATCAGTGTTGTAATCGTTATAAAGATGCATGAAACGACTTGCATCACGACCAGAAAGAATACGAATACCAATGAAGTTCATATCGAAAAATTTATCTTTCAAGTTTTTCAAAAGAACATTAGTAAATTGATAGTGTGCATAATCAATCATGTAAGTAGTTCCCAGTTTACGATCACGAAGGAAGGTAAGACCGGGAGAAATACCACGAGTGCCAAGGTAAGGTTCACTTTCCCAATTTCGCTTGACATTAATATGATAAGGGACCTGGGATGCTTCACCATCAGTCAATACAATACACTGTACTTTCTGAAGTTTGTTTTCTTTCTTAAAGATAGGAAGAATTTGATGAAGAGACATCAGTGCCTCATTCAAGGGAGTTCCAGAAAGAGAAAGGCGACGAGGATAAGTGTATGGAGTATGGTAAGGATTAGTATAATGTGTAGCCAAACGCCAAATATTTTTCATCTGATGCTCAAGAATCGAAGCAGATACTTTGCTTGTAAACAGATTCATCATCGAGAACGATTCATCAACATGAAAAAGATATTCTTTTTTCTCATAATGTGAAGTACGATCAACAGATTCAAACATTCCAGTGCCGTAATTCATATCTACAGAACGCCACTCTTGCGTAAATGCATAGACTTCAAAAGGAATTGATACTTTTTTACAGAACCAAATCAAATTGAAAAGTTGTTTGCAAGTATCCAGAAGAGTGTGTTGCATAGATCCAGACCAGTCCAACACAAATACAAGTCCATGGTTCTTGCCGTCAGGAATTACAGAAACTTTCTTAAACAAATCTTCATTGTACTTATAAGTATGGAGACGAGCCGTGTCTAACACACCAGTGCGAGCAGTAGTAGAACGAGAATATTGATCTGCTGCTTTTTTGCATTCAAACTCTTTCACCAGATAGTTAACTTCTTTCTGTGCGGAGACTTTGAACTTTTTAAATTCGGTATCAACAAGTTCATAAAGGTTGAATGCATTTTTTTCTTCATGCTCATCATGAATTTTTTGTTGATGAGAAAAAGAATCATCGATTGCTTTATGTACATCAGAGTTCTTCGCAATTACCGTATCAAGATTGAGTTTAGGAATCTCAACATAAACATTATCGTAACCATTATCATTAACAAGATTGCGAATATTTTCTTCCAGATTATTAGCAGTTTTGATTTCTGGTTCAGACTCATCAGAACCAGAGCCAATCTGCGTATCTTCACCTTGAGCAGATCCAGACTCACCAGACTTTTCAGATTGAGTAGAGTTAGATTCAGATTCTCCTTCTTGTTCTTCATTATCTTCAAAATCAATCTCACTTGCAGGAGAATCAGATCCTGGTTTCTGTGATTGATTAGTCTCAATAGGTTCTTCTTTCTTTTCTTTCTTAGACTTACAATACTTGTAGAGTGCTTCTGCAGCAATAAGAGCATCAGCAAAGGTTTCAGTATCAGCAATCAAGTTGATGATCTCAGTTTCTTCGCCACGTTCAATCGGAATCTGAGTGAAGTTACCAATCTTGAACCACAGGTTTGCTCGGTCAGCAAGATTCATCTCATCAATTTTTTGATCTTTGAGCTCAAAGAAGTCTTCATCAACAAGTTCCTTGTAACCAGTATAAAAAGTCTTGGAAAGACCAGCGTAACGACGCTTCATCAGTTTCTCAATACGAGCGTCTTCCACAACGTTCACAAACATTGGAGGAACTTTGACACTCTCAATCCAATTCTCATCGGGCGTATACAGTGCATGACCCACCTCATGACCCACCAGAAGGTCATACACGGTGTTGCTTGCCTTCTCCCACATAGGAAGGGTCAGAACGCGAGTGTGAACGTTAAACTGAGCGGTTTGACACTTCTTATGCTCAACCACAAGATCTTCAGTGGCCAGCAGTTTAGCAAGCTGGGACTTGATTTCGTGAGAGACCGCCATTAGTTTGTTTCAGATGAAGCCATCATACGACGAAGGGTTGCCTTTTGAGCAACCCATGTGACGCTTTTCTAACTGTCTCCTATGATAGGATTGTTCTACAAACACGTTTACACGTTTGTTGGTCATCTGGACACTCAATTAAGCAATTATAATAGTCATTAAGCAAATTTGATTGATCATCTAATTTGTCCAAATTTACATTTAAATTTTCAACACTTTGTTTCCAACCTGCAAGTTGATTGTAAGAAATTAAGTTGTGCATAATAACCTCCATGCACATAGAATAACATAACAAAAGAGTTTTCTTTCATACTTTTCACCTGTATATTCTACTACTATCTAGGTGTTTTATGTGCATTTTCTAATAATACGCAACAAAAATTTATGCCTACTAAAAAACGCCTCGTGAGAGACGTTTCTTAAGTGCTTGGCGACGTGCCTTTGCTTGTCGAAGTGCTTGCGGTTTCAGTTTACGCTTTTGTTCTTTTTTAGAGTGGTGAATCCAGTTTGGAGTGTTCATTGTTCTTTGGTGGTCAGGCCACCATACGGGAAAAACCTTTGACTTTCTCAAACTTGAGGACACTTTCAAATCTGTCCTCAAGACCAGTTTTATGTGAGATCACGAAGATGTTTGCATTTGTAATGACGTATCGAATGATCTTAAGAAACTCTTCTGTACCAAAACCATCAAGAGAAGAATCAAATACTTCATCCATAATCAGAAGATTGGTATTGACAGAATTTTTAAATCTTGCTACTTCCCGCCAGGTGAAAAGAAGAGCCAAATCGATTCTCATCTTTTCGCCTTCACTGAAAGATGCATAAGAAAAATCTTCATGAATTGGGGACTGAACGGTTTCGTTAAACTCTTCATCAAGAGTAAAATTAATATAGAAGTCCATCATTTGAAGGAACTTATTAACCTGCTGATTAATCAGAGGAAGATACTTCTTGATGATTTGAGATTTAACTCCACCGTCTTTGAGCAGACCATACGAGAAATCGTAATGTCTGATAGTGTCCTTTTTAGAAGAAAGATCGTTGTATGTAGTTTTTAAATTGTCTTTGAAGGATTCTAGTTTCTCATGTTCAGAATTTCTGTTTGCAAGGTTCTCGGTAATAGTTTGAATTTCAGATTCAAGATCTCTGATTTGTCTCTGACATCCAGCGATCTTAGTATTGTTTTGAGAAATTCCATGCGTTAGTTTTGTAATCTCCTTCGATAGAGCAGTGAATTGACGCTCTCGCTCCTCTTCCTCTTTAATTGCATCTTCTAGTTCTTTATAACCAGATTGCAACTCCTTCGCTTTATTTTGAGCGTCTGTAATTCTATTTAACCGAAACTCTTCTTCTATAGTTTGTGTACAAGTAGGGCAGACCGTATTCTCTGTAAAAAACTTATGTTCAGCAGTAATCGTTGATACCTTCTGAGATATCTTTCCTTTAAGGTTTCCTAACTTACGAAGTTTATCAGCAGCACCAATTACATTCTCCTGTTCTTTTGTATATTGCTGCATGTATCCTTCAAGGATTACATTTGCATCAACATATTCGCCAATTTCAGAGTCTAACTTGGAAATCTTTTCTTTGTTGACATTAATATTGGCATTACCACGATTCTCAAGTTCTTCGATAAAGTCCTTTTGCATCTGGACCTTATCGATTAAATTCTCCTTCTTCAACTCTAATGTTTTAATTTCTTCTTTGAGTTGACGAATCTTTTCTTTAATAACAACATTCATTGAAGAAAAGATCTTGATATCCAAGAGATCTTCAATCACTTCCCTTCTATTTGCTGCAGAAAGTTGCATGAAAGGTACAAAAGTGCTACTACCCAAAATTACAATCTGAGTAAAAGACTTATAGTTCATCTTCAGAACATTTTGTTCTAACCATTTTTGTTGATCTGACGTGGCTGAAGATTGATCTAACAGAGAATCATTTCGATAAATCTCAAATAGATTTGGTTTAATTCCACGAACTACTTTCCAATTTGTCGTACCAATAGAAAATTCAACTTCAACCCGACAATCTTTCTCGTTGATACTATTGATTAATTGTGGTTTGTTGATCTTACGAAATGGTTTTCCAAACAACGAAAAAGTAAGTGCGTCCAACACAGTACTTTTACCAGCACCATTTGACCCAACAATTAATGTTGTGTTATGTTTTTGAAAATTAACTTCTGTAAATTGATTGCCAGTTGAAAGAAAATTTTTCCAACGAATATTTTCAAATAAAATCATGGTGTGGTGGTGGAATTACAATGTCATCTTGAGTAATTAAAGTATATCTACAATTTTGAATTTCACAAGTTTTGAGAATTAAACTATCTTCTACTTCCATAACATGCATTTCAGGAAAACCTTGTTCTTCAAGCATCATTGCAAATCTACATGCATCATCCTCTTCTTCAAAAAGATAAAGAATAGAGTCTCCATCATCATCTACAACTGAATATGCTCCTTGATGTTCTTTTCCGTCTATGGTTATAATAAACATTAAACCAACTCGCAAGCTTCTTGATAAATTTCTTGGAGGAGTTTTTTAACTGTTGACTTATTTAAGTCAACTTCAGACTCTTCAACATATCTATTCAAGATAGAAAGAGTATCTTCTGATTCAATGTTATCGTAAGATTCTTTATCATACCATCCAGTAAATTCAAAATTTTCAACTACTTTTAATTCTGCAACATTTGAAGAATAAAGTTTGTCGATGAATTTTTCAAACTTTTTAGTATCTAATTTTTTTCTTACAATAACCTTAACAATTTTGTTTTCATATTCTCTAGTATCAAATGTTTGATATGGAGTATCTTCGTAGTAAATGTTATAAAACATTCTATACGGATTATTGACCGGAGTCAACTCCAGAGTATCTGTATCAAAAATGTGGAATCCACGAGGATCGTTTACATCATTCCAATACAACTCATAAGGATTTCCTAGATAGAAGATTCTTCCATCAGTCGATCGAGTGTGGTAGTGCCCCGAGAACACATGGGTGAACTTCTCAAAGAGCTTGCTTTCCAAACCATGCTCCATGACGATTTGGTTATTAACTCTAAATCCTTGGAGTTCAAGGTGCCCCATCGCACACGAGCAAGTTGTATTTTGAATACGTCTGAGAGTAATTTCTTCATTTTCTTGATTGATCCAAGGTATAAACAAAAGTTTTAGTTTATCCAATTCAACTTCAGTTGCTTCAGAATAAACTTTTACATTGTCATATTCTCTTAAGAGAAGATCGACAGAATTAAGGTTGTTTGTATTCTTATAATAAGTGGTATGATTACCAACAATCGTATGAACCGTACATCCAAGATCTTTAAGTCGATCGTAGTAATTATTTTTAGCCCATGCAAGAGCAGAAAAATCAATACCCTTACGACTATCAAAGGTATCTCCCATATCCACAATTGTGGCGATACCTTGTTCTTCTAGAGTTGGAAAAAATACGTTATTATAAAACTCCAGAAAAAAATCATGGAAAAGTTTAGAATTTTTTCTTGCCCCAAAATGCTGGTCAGTAATAATTGCTACTTTCATTCAGTATCTCAGTTTAGAGTACACCGCATCCTTAATAGAATTATAGTCCGAATAGTTAGATCCGTCAACACTACCGTCTTCAAAAACTTCATCAAATCCACTACTTTCTAGAATCTTATTTTTAATTTCCAACTGTTTCTTTTCCTTTTGAATTCTTCTCAAAAATGCGTAGTGAATGATTTGAGTAAAATAAGCAAAAGGATTTTGAGATTTTTGTGGATCAAAATTATGAATATACTGAACACAGTTTTCAATACCATCACAAATCATGTCATCCTTGAACATGTAGTTGACAAAGTTTGGTTTGAATGATAAATGTGTTGCAATCTTTAAAAAGCAATCGCCAAGATAATTTGTAATTCGTGGTTTTGGTTTTCCTTGAATTTTTGCAATTTCAACATTTTCCCGATAGGCAATTAAAGCTGCAAGAAATTCTTTATTATTAACGTAATGTTCTGACCTTTTTCTTTTGGTCATAATTGCTGTTGTTATCATTAGTTTAACTCATAATATGTATGAATTATAGCACTTTTAAAAATGCTTGACAAGTAACTGAAATATGTGTAGAATACCTTTGTCCGGGTTAAAGATGAGGCTTAGCTATCTTTAAATAACTTCTCTAAGATCTCTTTAGCATCATTGACATTAGAAATATAACCCATGTTTCTGTTGAGTTTTGTTTGCTTAGTTTTTACCTTTTCAGATTGTCTGATATAAGACTGGTAGAGAGTAATCATTTCAATATCAGAAGATTCACTCATTGTAAGGATGTCATCCATGTTCAGAATGAACATGTCTTCAGTGGTTGTTTTTAACCATGGTTCCATCTTGTATCCCATGATTCCCATTCTTCCTTTAATTTCGGAAACAATAATAGGATTGGAAACAAGCAAAAGTGTTCTATCCTCCTCTTCTGTAGCTGCTACTTTAGCGAAGAGTTCTTCTCCAGTTTTTAATTTAAGTGTTGCATAAAAATCTTCTTCGATCATATCTTTAATTTAATTGTGATTATATCATAGTTAAAATTTTCTTCATTATAGATTTTTACTCTTTCAATAAAATGATTTAAAGTATAGTTTTTTCTTGATTTATATGTACAATCGTCAGAGATGTCGTAAAGTACTGCTTCAGATTTATTTTTTCCTTTTCTAAGTACTCTTCCAATTGATTGTAAATTTCTAATTCTCGATTTACTGGGTGAAGCGAAGATAACATTGTGGAGTCTTTTAATATTAATACCAGTAGAAAAAGTTCCATAAGAGGCAACAATAATAGCGTTGTTTTCCCTTTCTGTAATTTCTCGAACCAACTCTCTCTCTTCAGTATCAACTCCACCATGTACAAAAAATACCTTACGGTCATCGCGCTTATCATTATTTATCTTCTCATAGAGTACTGCTCCATGAGCTTCGACTCTTGCAAAAAGAACAAGTGTGTTTCCTTTGAGATCTAATGCAAGATTTTTGATAAATTTATTTCTTTGTTCATGAGATATTAGATATTGAATTTCATCTTCATAAGTTTCAAATTTTTGTGGAGGATGTTTCAGTACTAAACAGCGAATATTGAGTTGAGAAAGATGTCCTTGTCTCATCAACTCTTCGGTTTTGGTTACTTTATATGATGGACCAAACAATCCCTCCAAAACCCACTTGTGAGTTTGGGTTCCATCTAATGTTCCGGTAAAACCAAAACGATATTTTGCATGGTGCAATTTTGTCATTATAGATATTAATGACTTACTCTTAAATAGATGAGCTTCATCTCCGACAATTACGTTGTAATCTTCAAAGAATGATCGATCCAATTTATAAATTGATTGCCAAGTAGTAATTGTAATTGGATATTCGTTAGTTTTTTCTTTTCCTGCATAGATTTGATGACAGCATGACTCAACATCCATCCCATAATCGTGAAAATCCCCGTATAGTTGACTTACAAGACTGGTCGTTGGAACGACTACAAGAATTTTTTCATTCCTATCCATATAATAGCGCACGAGGGCGTAAATCATTAGCGATTTACCTGACGCAGTGGGACTTATCAGCAACTTTCGATTATGTCGTAGGGCATCATATACTCCCTCTATTTGATACTCCCGAGGTTCATGAGAGCAAATAGATTTCATATAATCTTTTACACCTTCATATGAAATATTTTCATTAATTTCAAAAGGTAACCCGTAAAATTTATTTTCTTCAAACTTATAAGTATATCCGTATTGATCGCAAAACGCTACAACTTTATCTAAAAGTCCAACATAGATTTGTTTGGATCTTGTATCGAATAAATGTATTTCTCCATTCCAATTTCTACCACGATATTGTGGCATAAATTTTGCATTGGGGACTTCAAACTTGAAGTGATCTCTGAGTTCATATTCAATATGAGGCTCAGTATTGATTTTTAAAAATACTTCGTTTGATTTGCTTATAACAAGATCTGTTGTATTCACGATGATACATTCATCTGTGAATATTTATTACCCCAATCCAGACTGGAATCTTATGAATTCAATTGCATTCTTAATCTGATACGTGCGATTTCCAATTTGTTTTAAAATACTTTCAATGTATACCAACATGGTATCATAATAATCAATCTTTAAACATACCATTGAAAGTTTTTCATCCGCATCGAGATATTTTTGCATCGTATCTTTATCTCGAATTTTTTTGGGAAATGGATTTTCAACATAAACTTCTGGATCTGCTTTTCCAGCATAATATTCATATCTTTCGTGACGAATATTTCTTTTCTGTTGTTCTGCTTTTTTTCTTAAAAGAAGTATGTTGTTATAAAGTTCAAAATATTTTGCATGAAGTGTGGGGATATTTAATGATTCTGTGTGTAGATTATCCACATCAATTTGAGAATCTTCTTCCCACATTTTTTGTATTGTATCAAGATCAAAACTCATAATTTATTGCCGTTCATATCGGTTATATCATAGATAGTATACTTGAAAGTCACCTCTGCAGTCAAATATTCAATATCCGTATCTGTAGCATCAAATTGAAGATTTGACAATGAATATGGCCAAAGATCTTTAAATTTTAATTTGAAATTTGGTTTACTTGAACTTGTCAATACGTGAAGAGTTCCATCTGAATAGATGTTCATTAACTTTGTATCACTTGTGTCAACATATTCCTGTTGATTCTGTAAGGCATAGATTTCTTGTAGACTTTCTGGAAATCCGAGTCCACGAATCCAATTCTGAATCTCCATATAATTCTCAAGATTTTCATCAACTAAAAACCTGAGCGTTAAATCATCAAACTCAATCTTATCGCCAGGAGTATCAATGTTCTTGAGATATGATGGTTGCACCGCAATCCCTAAATTGAGACCAGGAATGTTTGCAGAGTTTGAAAAAAATGCAACCTTAGGTGATCTATTTAATGTAAACTTAAAACCTACGGGAGATAAAAAATTTCTATTTTGTATCTGCGTAGAAAATGCGTTTCCAGTAGCCATTTTTATTTCTATTTAGAATAAAAAAGGGACCCTTTCGGGTCCCCAGTATAACCTTTGTGAGATGACTCACATCAGATTTTTGACCGCAACTCTTCTGTAGTAGCGGTTGCTGTTAACACGCAGTCTTCCGAGACCCTGGTTTGTACCTTCAGCGAATGGGTTGGCAACAATACCGTAACGGGTCTTGAAGCCGATTTTTGGCTGGAAGGAGTTCTCACCAACGGCACGAACCATTTGGAGAGGAACATATGGGCAATAGAAGAGACCTGCATCATAAGGCGAAGAACCCTTATAACCAACAACGTAGTACTGGTTGGATCCTTGTGCCAGACCGCTGTTATCAGCAGCCAGGTTTGCCGAATATGGGTCGATATATACGCGATACTTACCTTGGATTGTACCAGCGAAGGTGTTGCCGGTATCATCAACGTTCAGGTTAGCGTTGAGTGCAGGGGTGTAATCGAGAACACCAGCCATGGTCAGTGCTGAAGCAACGTCAGCAGAGCACATGATGATGTTGCCCTTGCCGCGACGAGTTCTCTGAGCGATTCTGTTTGCATCTCTTTCGATTTGGAACAGAAGACCCTTGAACTTTTCAACGGACCAACGACCGTTGGAGTCGATGTCGAGGTCGAATACACCAGCGGTAGCGGTGTTTTCTACAGCACCTTGCTCAGCAATCTTGTAGATGGTTCTGATAACTTCGCGGTTGATTTCAGCAAGA